GCAAGTGTTATCGGAGGGGAATGTGCTCGGCATATTTGGTACGGGTTTCGCTGGTCTCACGCTCCGGTTTTTAAGGGTAGAATACTTCGTCTCTTTAACAGGGGACACTTGGAGGAAGCGCGTTTCATTGCAATGCTTCTTACAATAGGCTGTGAAGTTTACCAGCATGATGAGCAAGGTAATCAATTCCGGATTAGCGATGTTGGTGGGCACTTGGGTGGCAGTGGTGACGGTGTTGCAATGGGTGTTCCAGATGTCCCCGCAGGTTATGCAACACTTCTGGAATTCAAAACCCACAACGACAAATCATTTAAAAAGTTAGTGGCTGAGGGTGTACGCTGTGCGAAGTTTGAACACTATGTTCAAATGCAAATGTATATGAGAAAGATGGGAATTGTGTACGGTCTTTACATGGCAGTGAATAAAAATGACGATTCCGTACACGCTGAAATTATAGTTTTGGATAGTAGTGTGGGTGACCAGTTTATAGATCGCGCTAGAAACATTATTCTAATGCCCGAAGCACCGAAGCGAATTAGCGAGAGCCCAGGCTGGTTTGCTTGCTCGTGGTGCGACCATAAGGCTATATGCCACCAGCATAAAATGCCTGAACGCAACTGCAGAACTTGTACATTCAGCGACGCAAATGTTGACGGAAATTGGTACTGCTTAAATCCCCTCAACAATACACAAAGTCCAGAAGGTGTTAAAGTTATGACACTGGATAAGCATAAACAATATGCAGGATGCGACAATTATGTGGTTATGAACGCCTTCGGGTAAGTATATGATTTATAAGCAAATTTCGGATCGACAGTGCTTCAATGCTACCGTACTGAAAATCCGAAAAATCGCTTAAATCGCCTTATAACGCCTTTTAGCCCTATACATTAAAAAGAACAAATGAAGATAAGACCACGCGCCTACCAAGCGGAAGCAGTGCAAAGCATCTACAGTTACTTTTCTAGTAATACTGGAAATCCTCTAATTCTCATGCCTACAGGTACAGGTAAGGCGGTTGTAATTGCGATATTTCTGGAGTCAATATTTCAGCAATACTATAACCAGAAAGTAATGGTATTGACCCACGTTAAAGAATTGGTTGAGCAGAATTACCTAAAACTAAAAGACTTATGGCCTTCAGTATCCGCTGGAATTTACTCCGCTGGGCTTAACAAACGTGAACATGACCGAAGTATTATTTTTGCGGGAATTGGTTCTGTTGCAAAACGAGCAGCGGTATTCGGAAGGGTTGATCTTATTATCATTGATGAGGCTCACCTTGTTAGCACCAATGAAGAAACCCAATACCGTAAATTCCTAAACGAAATGTTAGAAATAAATCCCCAAATAAAAGTGATAGGCTTAACTGCTACAGGTTGGCGTCTTGGTCAGGGCCGCATTACTGACGGAGGTATTTTTACTGACGTCTGTTACGATATAACAAGTATGCACGCCTTCAACCGTTTAATAGATGAGGGTTATCTTTGCCCGTTAATCCCAAAGCAGACAAAACTACTTCTGGACACAAGCGGCGTTCATTTGCGCGGGGGTGAGTTTATTGCGTCGGAGTTGCAGCTTGCAGTTGACCGTGACGAAATAACACGGGTGGCGCTTTCAGAGCTGGTTAACCTAAGCGAGGACAGAAAGCATTGGCTTATATTTGCAACAGGTATTCAACACGCTGTTAACATCGCGGACATGCTAAACACTGTATTCGGAATTCGCGCTGTTGCAATACACAGCAAAATGAGTAACAAGGAACGGGACGATGCTATTAAGCTGTTCAAGAGTGGTTATTATACTTGTGCAGTAAATAACGGCGTTCTTACTACAGGATTTGACTTTCCTGCAATAGACCTTATAGGCGTTCTTCGTCCAACTGATTCTCCAGGCTTATGGGTGCAGATGTTGGGACGTGGAACCCGACCCTTATATGCTGACGGGTTTGACTTAGATACTATTGAAGGGCGATTGCTGGCGATACAGTTTAGCGCGAAACAGAATTGCTTAGTGTTGGACTTTGCAGCTAATACCAAAAGGCTTGGACCCATCAATGACCCTGTTATACCAAGAAAGAAAGGACAGGGTGGCGGTGACGCACCTGTTAAGATTTGCGGTAGCTGTGGAACGTACAACCACGCAAGCGTGACTCACTGCGTTTGTTGCGGAGCGGAGTTCACATTTGTGGTTAAACTTAAAATGGAGTCGGGTACGGATACACTTATTAAGGACGACAATCCTATTGTTGAATTATTTAAGGTTGACCACATTACCTATTCAAAGCATGAAAAACTTGGCAGACCCCCGATGATGAAAGTTTCGTATTACTGCGGGTTAAGGGTGTTTGAGGAATTTGTATGCGTTGAACATGAGGGTTTTGCACACCGTAAAGCACGCCAATTCTGGACGCAGCGCGGGGAAGCTGGGGAAGCAATGCCCGAGACTACAGAGTTCGCTTTAGTGCGTGCTGAGCGTTTAAAAGCTGCGACGCATATAAAGGTATGGATAAACAAAAAATATCCTGAAATACTTTCCTACTGTTTTGACGGAACCGCGTTTGGTGAACAAGCGTCTACAGGTGCAGCACCTAGCGTGAAAACTGTGACACCTAAACCCAAGTTTGGAACCACCGATTTAACGGAATAAATAATTATTTTTAAATAGTGCTTGACGGGCGTAAAATACTCCCGTATAGTTTGGTTCATGGGTGCAGCGCATCTACTTAAATTAACCAGACAGGAGTTTTACCATGGACAAGTTCTACAGCGAAAAATCTAAAGCACGCCGCGCACTTAATGCAATTGGTGAGTTCGCTTTAAAATCCGCAACTAGCAGCAACTTACTTTTCCAAGGGGAAGACGGTCGCTGGGGATTTAATGTGGAAGCAGCTGAAGCAGCTCAGACCGCAGGTGAAAACGCAGCAAAAGAAATTACCGCACCAATCGCTCCAGTTCGTACAATAGTTAAAGGGGGTGTGAAAGTAAGCGTAAACAATGAAAAGGTCGCACCTGCTAAAGTGGAAAGAACGGTTTCCCCTGCTCCTGCACCCGCTGCTCCTGTAGCTGAATCCAAGCATGTAGACGAACACAATTGTCCAAACTGCAAAGCAACAGAAGACCAAGTTTGGTCGAACGAAGGTGTAAGCTTATACTGTCACCGCTGTGGAACAACATACAGCGCAACAACAGGACGTGAAATTAAGACTGGGTACACCCGTCCAAATGCTCCAAAGGGTTATACAATACAAAAGAACAGACCTGAACAGAACGGTGTGAAGCGCCCATCGGATAATACTACATGCGGCAAAGTTTGGGCAGCGTTTGACGCTAATCCTACTATCGCATCAAAGCAGCTTGGTGAATTAGCTGAAGCTAATGGTTGGAATAAGAATAACGTTAGCTGTGAGTTCTACCAGTGGCGCAAGTTCAACGGTATTAAAGGTCGCAGCAACTAAACAACCTATTAACTAAAGCAACCCGAAAGGGTTGCATAAAGGAATTGAAATGTATCTAATCATCAACCGCTCTAATATGTCCCTCAAGTTTAAGCTTGAAGGAGTTTACGGATTACCCTCAGAGTTTAATACGCACCCCTATGTCGTAGTTATTACCGAGGATCCTAACCCATTTCGCACCTTTACAGACCTAGAACTTAAACTTCTTTATCGAGAACTTGGTTCGGTTAGTGGTGCAATATTAAACACTCGGGAGGGTGTTTTGGAAGCACTGATGAAACTTGTGAAAGCTAAACCGTTTAATAGTGTGCATGAAGAAACTCTGTTTACCACACCGTCCGCACGGGCACCAGCTTCGGGCACAGCGCCCGCAAATGCAAGCGCCAATGCTAACGTACCATCTGCACCAGTTGCGCCTGCTGGGGGTGTAATGTCAGTTATTTGGGAACATGCGGACATTGTATGGGCTAAAGCAGGCTCCCCGTTGGATGTACCTACTATAATGAAACTACGTCGCGCAATGATGGATGATTTAGAAGAGCAGGGAATTAAGCGCAATACCGCTTCCAATGGGTTGGGAGCGTGGATGAAAACAAAATTGCCTTAAACAGTTGCATAGATATAATGAGCCTGTTATAGTTGCACCTGTTGGTCCGTTACACATTTTTATTTTAACTTTTAGGAGATTTACCATGAACGCAACTACAAATCCCGCAGCACAAACCAAAGACGCTAAACCTACAGCAGAAGAAGTTGCTGCTGCTCAAGCTGCTGCTGACAAAGCTGCATTTGACAAGAAGGTTAAGGAAGACGCTAAAGCTGCTAAGAAAGCTGAAGCGGAAGCTGCTAAAGCTGAAAAGAAAGCTGCTTCTGACGCTAAGAAAAAAGCAAAGGAAGACGCTAAGGCTGAAACCGCTGCAAAGCGTGAAGCTGCAATCGCTGAAAAAGCTGCTGCAAAAGCTGCTAAAGAAGCAAACCGCCAGCCAGAGCAGAACGGTGTACGCCGTCCAGGCCCTGATGGTAAATGTGGTAAAGCTTGGGCAGTATTTGACGAATTGTCAAATAAAATGGGTCAACCTGTGCCTATCGCTGAAGCACTTGCTGAAAGCCGTACACAAGGTATGAACGATGCCAACGTTCGTTGTGAATATGCACGCTGGAAGAAATTCCATGGTATTGTTGGTCGTGTTTCAAAACCTGCGGTTGAAGCTACCCCTGCAGAAGCTGCTCAAGCTGCTGCTAATTAAGTTCTTAGCGTACAATAGCGTTTTACTGGGTAGCAATACCCAGTCCGAAACCCCGCCTGTATAAGTATTTGTCCCCTTGGGTATTTATACAGGCAACTTATCCGGAGCCTCACATGAACACCCAAGCACCTGAAAAAAAAGAACACCGCACAAACAACGTCCTAGACCTGCATTCTATGTTTCTTACCATACAGGGTGAGGGACCATTTAGCGGGAAACCTGCTGTATTCATTCGACTTGCTGGTTGTAACCTCAAATGCCCTCAATGTGACACAGAATACACAGTAGGGCGACAGTTTACACAATCCCACAAGGTGGCAAAAGAAGCGCGAATATTAGGACGCAATGTGTCCCTCGTAGTTATTACAGGGGGTGAACCTTTCCGTCAAAACATAACGTCGCTTGTTCTTCAGCTAATTGAAGAAGGTTTTACCGTACAAATAGAGACGAACGGTACGTTACCCCCGTCGGCTGGATTAAAACCCGTATGCTCTACAAACCTCAATGAAACAAAAAAATGCTTCATTGTTTGCAGTCCTAAAACAGGGTCAGTCAATAGCGAGGTGAAAGCGTTAATTGCTGCTTATAAATATGTGATTAACGCTAACAGTATTGACCCCGAGGATGGCTTACCGATGCGAGCACTTGACCACACTGCCAGCCCTAGCGTTGCAAAACCTCCTAAACGCTTTGCGGGGCCTATCTACCTACAACCTGCAGACGTTAAGAACCCTGTTACAAACAAACTCAATCAGAATGCTGTTGTTGCGTTATGTACGAAACATGACTACACTGTGCAGCTACAACTTCACAAAATTATAGGAGTCGAATAATGGTAACTAAAGCTTTGGTAATACTTTCTGGAGGTCAGGATTCTACAACCTGTCTATTCTGGGCTAAAGAACATTTTGACGAAGTACATGCGGTCACGTTTAATTATGGTCAGCGTCATATTATAGAGGTTGAAGCTGCTCGCAAAGTTGCGGAGCTTGCTGGTGTTGCAAGCCACGAGGTGATTGACGTCCCTAACGTACTAAAGTCCACGTCCCCACTGTTAAGCGATACAGAACTTGAACGGTACGATAGCGCGGAGGAAATGGAATCTATTATCGGGAGCCGCGTAGAACTAACATTTGTCCCAATGCGTAACACATTTTTCTTCGTTATTGCAATGAACCGCGCTGTTGAGCTTGGTTGTAGAAACTTGGTGACTGGTATATGCCAAGAGGACAATGCTAATTATCCGGATTGTACCGATATGTTTCGCTTGCAATTTCAAGATATGGCAAATACTTCCCTCGGGGTGCATTTGATGTCCGCCAACACTTTTAAGTTGCACGCTCCGCTAATGTACATGAGCAAAGCGGAGACCGTTAAACTTGCTTATTCTATTCCAGAGTGCTGGGATGCTTTAGCGTACACGCACACCAGTTATGACGGCAAGTACCCGCCAACGGACGGGAACCACGCTAACGTTCTTCGCGCACACGGGTTTGAAGTTGCAGGTCTGCCGGACCCTTTGGTTTTACGTGCATATCGGGATTGTTTAATGCCGTTACCTGACACGGAGAATTATCTTGGATATCATTAGCCATGCGCTGGCTGGTGCAGCTACGGGTCACGCATTTGGTGCCCCCATTGTTGGAGCTGTGTTTGGGGTTTTGCCCGACTTGGTGCTTGGTTATAAGCGCGTAAACAAGCCAACCCAACCCTACAACCTAACGCACAGCCTAGCCTTTGCAACATTTACCCCGCTGGCCTGGGGGTTGTACTTTGGTGGCCAGCAGGGGTGGCTTGTGTTCTTTGCTTTGTTGTCCCATTTAATTCTTGATTTGCCTACGCATGGTAAAACGTGGGCGCCTATGCTATTATACCCATATCCCAGACGCTTCAGCCTTGGTTCGGAATGGGAATGGTTTAACAAGGTATGGTGGCGGGGTTTTGCCTTAACATTATTATGGAGTTTATTATGGCTGTACGTGTAGAAATATCCCACTGGTTGCCTATCGTTACGTTTTGTCCAGTTAACCATCTGCCGGACTTAATTTATGTGACGGTGGCTTTTGAGGGTGAAGCGTTTCATGAATTGTATGCAGTACGCAAGCTAATTCGCAAAACAGTTTCAGGGCGCTTATGCTTCATGGAACAAGTTGCTACGGATATTCAGGAAGCTTTTCCTGATGCTGTGGAAGTTAAGGTGCGCCTAGTAACCGGGCGTCATGTGGTTACTATTAA